CTCTCTGTCCCTCACTTGGAGGGGGTTTTCTCTCCGGCTTTTTTACCGGTGTTCTTTTTGGGCTCGCTCTCCGGTTTGGTGGTGGCATTCGTAACCATGTCTGATCAACCTCCCTGCGCCTGCATAGTGAATTCGTCGCCAAAGGGGATGGTCAGCTCATTCATGGTGTACCCGTCCTTGCTCGCCGTGAACTTGACCGCGGTTGCGTTCTCATTCAGGCGGAAAATAACGATGCCGTCCCCGTCAAGGGTAACAGGCCCATGGATGCCTCCGACAAGCTGCGCGGTCAGCGTGGCGCCCTGCACGGTGGAACTCGCATGGAGGGCAAGGTAATTGCCGCTCTGCTCGCTCACGTCGCCCGAAAATCCGGTGTACCCGGTCACATAAAGTGACGTGCCGGACAGCTCACCGTTTTCGATCTCAATGTCCGCCTGCAAATCGCCTACGCTTTTCCCAAGCAGCGCCCCCGCGCCTGTCAGTCCGTCGGTATCGACAGACAGGCTAATCAAGGGTTTACGATCTTGATCCCGCCCAGCACAGCCGCCTTGAGCGTGTTCTTGAGCGCCACGCCCGCGACAAGCTCAACCTCGCCGGTCTTGACGGCGCCGGGCTGCTTGAGATCGGGCATATAGGAGTTGATCATCTTCCCGCCCATGGGGGAAATGCCGTGGAAAGCGTCAAGGCCCAGCTTGACGGCAAAGATGGAGGTCTTGCCGGTGGCAACGGCGGTCTCCACAACGTCCACGGAGGCGGAACCGTTGTAGTATTTGCCAAGGTCCAGCATGGGGATGCCGCTGAACGTCTCGACCGTCCGCCCGAAATCGTCCTTGTTGCGCTCATAGTAACCGGCGCGGCGGGCGGCGGAACGGAGCTTGAGGAGCATTTTCTTGTTCATCAGCAGCAGGTCAGCGCCGCCGTCCACAGCCGCCACAAGGGCGTCAACCTCATCGAGGAGCTGATTGTAGCTCGCGGCGAGATCTTCATCGTCGGCAATGTCAAGGGAGCTGGTGAACTCATTGCTGGTGCCCGCCAGCAGCTTCCGCAGGCCGTCAAAGGTCCCGGCGACAAAGCCGGATGCGGGGGACGCCTTGGCGCCGTTGATCACGAGGTTGTGGAACTCATTGCTGGTCGCCTTGATCTTCTCCTCCGCCTGGAACGACAGCTCATCGATAGCGCCGCTGGTGTTCTGGAGAACACGGTCAACCTGGAAAGAACCGCCCATGATGATCGCGGCGGTGGTCTTTTCCTCCCGCTCGGCCTCGCCGGGGGTGAACTCGCTGTTGATAGCGCGGACGCCCGCCTGAGAGGGGGTCTTGAGCTGGATATAGCCATAGGTGAGGGTGCTGCCCCCGGTGCCGGGGGAAATGGAATCGTCGAACGTCAGCCGGTCCAGCAGCAGAGAGGAACGCTGGAACATATCGATGACGGCCTGATCTACCTTGTCGGCCATGCCGACCTTTGCCTGTGCAAGAGTAACAGCCATTTTTCATAGTCTCCTTTTCATGTTATTTTTCTTTATAGGCTTCACGAAGCGCGGCGTTGAGGCTCAACGGCTTGTTGCTGCCGCCGTTGTCCGGGTTGCCAAGCGCGCCGCCGGAATCGACTACACGAGCGCCGGCGGTGAGGGGCTTGAAATCCCCGGCAACAAGCGCGTCCAGTGCGGACGTGTCCTTGATGGCGCCCTTGTCATCCAGCTCAAGGGCGTCAAGGTTGGTGCCGCGCATGGCGATTGCCTGATTTGCGCCTTTGATGTTCTTCGCTTCGTAGTAGGCCCTGACAGCGGTTTCTTTCGCTGCCCGATCCTTGTCTTTCTGGACAGTGGCTTTCAGATCTTCGTGGGCCTGCTTTTCGGACTCATACTTTCCCTTGTAATCGTCCTTTTTGAGATCGTCCAGCTCCTTTTGGACGGTCTTGAGAGTCTCACCGTCTTTCTGAGCATCGGCAAGCTGCTGTTCCAGCGCGGCCTTTTCGCTCTTGAGTCCGCTGATCGTCTCGGTGTGGGCCTCGATGATGGAAGTTACCTTATCCTCATCAAGCCCAAGGCTTTTGAGAAATGCGCGTGTGAGTGCCATTGTTACAATCTCCTTTTCTTCGGGCCCTGTTCTTCGGGCGCGATTGTAATATTTATAAAGCCCGTCGGCCTTATATCCTGATCATGCGGACCGGGCGGCGGCGCGCGCCGCTTTGGCCTCCGCCGGTCCGAATTCCGCTATATTGGATCTCTCCCGTTGCGTGGGGAGGTCCGCGGCTGCGCTGAATTTCGTGTATTCCTCATTGAGACGCAGATAGCGGACGGCCTCCGCGGTGTACGCCTCATCATCCCCGGCGGCCTTAAAGCCGATGAGGCGGCGCTTGACGCGCCGCAGGGCCGTTTCTATTTCCCTCTGCTTTTGCGTGGCCTCATAGGCGGAATACTCCCGGCCTTGATAGGTAAAGGGCGGCTTGTCTATGTTGGCAAGCTCCTCATCCGTATAGGTGCGCTCGGAAAAGCCCTCCACAAAGGGAAAATGCATGTGTCGGCAATTCGCGCCCTCAAGGCCGTCCACGGCGCCCCAGCCGGTAGCTGTGTATATGTATGGGTATTTGTCATCCCCGCGCTCCGTGGAGTATACCTTGCCTTGCCATTCCTTGTGGTTTTCCCATCCGTGAGGGCCGTCCACGTCACGGGCGCCCCGGTGCGCGGAGATCTCCCGGAGAGGGGTGTCAAGCTCCTCCGCAGCCATTTCGGAACGCTGCGCGGAGATCTGAGAAACGCCGGTCATAACGGCCCGCCGGACCGCCACATCAACGCGGTTGCGGTGGTAGACCTTGCCCTCCTCATCCCGGTACTCGACCCATTCACCGATGAGGCCGCTCCCGGTCATTTCCCTGATTCCGTCCCGGATCGCCACATTGTAAGAGGCCCCGGATGACAGGACCCGGAGCTCTGCCTTATCAAGGATCGTCTGATAGGTCCGCTGCGCGTCACAAATGATCACGCTGCCGTCCAAGCCTCGCATACCAAAGCCCATGCTCCGCGTGATGTTGTGCATGGCCTTTTCCGTCTGCCTGGTGATGGAATCGATCTCCGCCGCCATTTCGTCAAGCTGCGCCTGTTCCTCCACAAGACCAAGCGCGTCAAAGGCCGCGTCATAATAGGCGTTGTTGCGCTGCACGGCGTTTTCCAGTGCCTTTTTGAGCTGCTGATCTGACAGCTTGAGCGTCCGCTTGATCCTCTCCTCAATGGTCTCCAAGGGCATTCCGCGCCGTTGGAGCTGTCGGATGAGCTCCAAGGCCGTTGCGTTTGGCTCCCCGGAGATAGACAGGCTCCCGCAGATTTGGCGGATGAGATAATCCTCAAGGTCTTGGTAGAGCTTCACAACGCTGTCCGGGACGCGGGACAGATAGTCCGGCGTGATCGGGTATTTCATACCTCATCAGCTCCCGAATCATCCTCAATCACGCTCTCCATGTCCGGGAGAGCGGCTTTCGCGGTCTCCTCATCCTCATTCATCCACTTGGCGCGGAACTCATACCGGTTGAGAATAGACATGCTCAACATTTGCACATCCCGGGCAAACTCGGTGGCCTCATCCTCAATGATCGAATCGTCAAAGTCTATGGAGATCTCTACATCCTCGTTGAGGTGCTGCCCCATGAAAGCGTTACCAAGGCGCAGGATGATCCGCGCAAGCTCCAGGAGGACGTTTTCAAGGACGATTTCATGTTTCTTGAGCGTCCTGAACTCCTCGCTGTTGGCGGAGATCACCTGTGTCGCCGTCGTGATGTTCCCCGCGTCAAATTTCCAGTGGTTTGAGCCGAAACCGACCTTTGTTGAGAGCATGTTGAGAGCGATTTGCATAGCTGTAAGGTGCTCCGAAACGCGCAGGGAGGACGCGATCTCCTCAATGCTTTGCCCGCTCTGAGAGTCCTCCGGGAGGACGTAAAAGGCAATGTCATTGCTGTCAAAAAGCGGCTCACCGTCAAGCCCCGTCGTTGCCTCCGGCTTGACCATGATCCGCTTGCGTCCAAGGTCTATCTCATTGTCCAGAGAGTTGAAAACGTTGTCACAAAACTTGAGCTGGTCAATGGCGTTGGCATATACGGAGATCCCCATCGGGTTATTTGGATCTATATTGTTGACTATGTTCGGTTTATCGATCACAAAAAGGGGCTGTTCAATGTTGGTGTGGAAAACCGGC